TAACAATAAACTTCGCCTCTATCCCACTCCAAGTGATTATGGGTTTTCGAGCGAAGATGATAAGTTTTGGGTTAAGTTCTATGTGGATTTGGAGCCTTACGCGTTGGATGGGGTTATTGACACCGGCATCGAAGGGGTCAACAACCTCAATACCGTGCCTTTTGACAACATTCCTTATCAAAGTATCAACTCAATGGGTAAGCAGTGGATTCGAAAGTATTCATTGGCTCTTTGCAAGGAGATGTTGGGGCAAATTCGAGGTAAGTTCACAACTATCCCGATTCCAGGTGAGAGCGTGACGCTAAATCACAGCGAACTTCTCTCCCAAGCTAAAGATGAACAACAACAGCTAAAGGATAAGCTGGCAGAAATGCTTAAAGAGACAGAATATGTTGCACTTGCTAAGCAAGATCAGGAAATCACTGATGCAGCCACAAACGTCCTGAAGATTACACCACTGCCAATCTTTGTAGGGTAATAGGGAATGTCTAATGAATGGAAAAGACCCGTTGCACCACCTCCCCCTCTATTCTTAGGTAAGAAAGAGCGAGATCTGGTCAAACAGGTCAACGATGAGTTGGTAGAGAAAGTTGTTGGCCAACAAATTCTGTACTACTCCATTGATATGGACCGCACCAAGTTTCACGACTTATACGGAGAAGCAGTTGAAAAAACATTCTTGCCTCCAGTTAGAGTATATGCTCTTGTTAAATTTGACGAAGAATCCACAACTTATATGAATGACGTTGGTGTTGACCACAGTAGCGTCATTACAGTTTATTTTCACCATCGGAGACTCACAGAGGATCAAGACTTGTTTGTTCGGGAGGGCGACTTTGTTTTATATGGTGATACATACTATGAGATGACCAAGATTGAAGAGCCTCGTAAATTGTTTGGTCAAGTAGGTCACACCTTTGAGGTTGTGGCGACATGTAAACGAGCCAGAAAGGGACTATTCGATGCTACCTGATGATTTTGACTTTGCTATGCTTCCCACTGGATCGGGAGATTATAATTTAGAAGAAGTGGGAATGCTTGCGTCTACTATAGAAGACATAGATTACTCCTTGGTATCTTGGCTCAAAGAAGATCTAGATCTTTCCACAATAACAAACGAAGGCTTTAAAAAGGTTCCAGTTCTGTGGCAGGTACCAGAAAGATCGTTCCAAGTTAAGCATTCTAAAGATTTAAGAGATGGAAAGAATATTGTGCTTCCTGTTCTTAGTGTAGAGCGAACAGGTATCGCCAAAGATCCGAGTCGCAAGGGGTCCTTTCAAGCACAGATTTACTCCCCGGATAGGAATGGTCGGGCCGGCCGTTTTGTAATAGCTCGAAGAATCGTTCCCGATAAGACACGAAATTTCGCCGTTGCCGCAGGAACTAGAACAAACACAGGCGGAACAAAGCAGCGATATTACCCAAGAGTCAACCAGAAGGTGGTGATTCAAACTCTCTCTATTCCCATCCCAGTTTACATAAGCGTGGATTATAAGATTAGTATTAAGACAGAATACCAGCAACAGATGAATGATCTGATTGCTCCTTTTATTGCCAGACCAGGCCAGATTAACTCTTTTATCTTACAAAGAAATAATCATCGTTACGAGGCCTTTGTACAACAGAGTTTTACACATAATAACAATATAGCTTCCCTTGGAGATGACGAGCGTCAATTTACTACCGAGATTACTGTGAATATTTTAGGATACTTGATCGGAGAGGGCACTAATGATGATCGCCCAATCGTTCGAATTGATGAAAATGCAGTTGAATACCAATTCCCACAAGAATCAGTTGTCCCAGCAGGAAACTTTAACTTGTGGGGAAAAGATTAGTTCAGGAACTGGAATATCAAAAGTTGCCTATCCTTTTGGGATTGAAAATACTATTTAAAGTATGATTAGGCATCAAATACGCTTGCTTTTCAAAAGAGGAACCATAATATGTCAGTAAAAAGCTTTAAGTTTGTATCTCCTGGGGTGTTTATCAACGAAATTGATAACTCTTTCGTTCCCAGAACACCAACAGCACAAGGACCCGTTATAATCGGACGTTCTACCCGCGGACCTGCAATGCAGCCCGTCACCGTTGAATCTTATTCAGATTTTGTCAATATGTTTGGAGATACCGTCCCCGGTAAGGCCGGCGGCGACATCTATCGTGATGGAAACTACCAATCACCCATGTACGGAACGTATGCAGCCAAGGCTTTCATGCGCGCTAACGTAGCCCCCGTAACATATATCCGACTTCTCGGACAACAGACCACAACCAACAACGGCTCAACCGGCCGCGCAGGCTGGGGCACCACCGGTGTACCTAAAAATAGCGCTACTGTTGGTGGCGGATCTTATGGGCTTTTCCTGTTTCCAAGCGGCACCAACCCGGCCACTAGCTTCATCGGCGATAACGGTGGGCAACTAGCTGCCATCTGGTATGTACAGAGTGGCTCTGTTGCACTACAGGGAACTGTAGCCGGCGGAACTGCTACTACTGCTACCTCCGCATGTACCATGATCGCTAGCGATGCCAACGGCGTATTTAAGGTAGTTATTGATGGCGCTATCCAAGGTGAAAAAACTATCAGCTTTAACTTTGATGATGATACTGATCTCTTCGCTCGTAAGCGCTTCAACACTAATCCACAATTAACTAGCACCCAGGGTGCATTCTATGCTTCTGCTTCACACGAAGACTACTGGCTTGGTGAAACATTTGAGCAAGAACTTCGTGAAAGAAGTCTCACCGGCGGTTCACAAATTTTTGGAGTTGTTGTCGGACTCGGTTCAGGATCTGCCGCAGGAGGTACCTATGCGGCCTCTGACCGTGCGATAGGCCCCGACCGCATGCTCAATATCCCTTCTCAAGAGGCTGTCGCAGGATGGTTTGTTGGTCAGGACCTGGGTACTGCCGCATCGTTTTCTGCCCCAAGTGCTCAAAAGTTGTTCCGTCTTATTGGACGAGGACATGGCGAATGGCTACAGAAGAACATCAAAGTTTCTATAGAGAAAATTCGTCAGTCATCTAACTCGACTTCAGAATACGGAACCTTCTCACTCGTTTTGCGCTCTCTCCTAGATACTGATAATGCAGTTGTGGTTATTGAGCGGTTTGACAACCTTACTTTAGACCCCACTTCTCCGAACTATATCGCACGGAAGATTGGTACCCAATATCAAGAATGGAACGCTACGACTCGAAGCCTTAAGACTTACGGAGATTATCCAAACCTTTCCAAGTTTGTTCGCGTAGAAATGGATTCAGCAATTGCTGACGGTGCTAGCGGCCTTGAGACTCTGTTGCCGTTCGGCTACTTTGGTCCTCCTAAATTCCGCGATGTTGCTGCGGTTAATGCACATAGTGCCTCTGCAGCCACATCAGTAATTACCTCTATTTTGGCTCTTGGTGGTAATACACCCGGGGTGACGCGCGAACTCGGCCGTATGGACATCAGTTCATCATATTCCGCGCTCGCAACGCTTTCCTGCTCGTTTAACTTCCCAGAAGTACGCCTGCGTAACAGTGCATCGGACGGAGGACTTTCTGACCCAACTAACGCCTACTTCGGTATGGAAGTAACTCGAACAGCCACAAGTACAACTCCCGACAAGAGTGTTGCAGATCCACACCGCCTATGGTACGCTTCATTGGGTACTGCGGCCGGGATCCCCGTTGATCCAACCGCGGCATCTTATAATACCACTACTTCTGTCATCGAAGGGTATTCATATGTCTTTACAATGGACAATGTTCGAACTGGCTCGACTGGTGGCTATTACTATTCTTCCGGCTCTCGAAAGACCGGCCAGAGTATTAGTGCGGCCGGCACTAACACATACGAAACACTCCTGAATGCAGGATATGATCGTTTCACTGCACCTTTCTGGGGTGGTTTTGACGGGTTCGACATTACGAAACCTGATCCACTCTATAACAAGGGTATTACTGATATCAGCACCCCTACAGAAGATAATTCTTATGCTTATCACACATTCAAGCGAGCAATTGACACTGTAGCTGACCCAGAATACATCAACATGAATCTCCTCTCCGTCCCTGGATTGACTGTAGATTCGTTGACTGGTCATGCAATCAATGTTTGCGAAGAGCGCGCCGATTCCTTGGCTGTAGTTGACTTGGCTAGTGTTTACTTGCCAAACCACGAACAGTATGAGTCTGATGCCTCTAGCCGAATTGGAACAACCCCATCGCAGGCCGCAAATAGTCTGCGCGCTCGCCGGATCG